AAAGTATATTCTATATTGTATGTCCCTATATATTAGTAAAAATATCTTTAAGTAGTTTTAATATATATTATTTTCTTCAAATACTTATTTTCCTATACTCCCCTCAAAAATATTCAAATACTTATTTTATGAAATACTTATTTAGAGGCAACAAAATAAGTATTTTTATTATGACACCTGAGGAATTTATGAATATTGTTAGAAATCAACGTATTTGGGAAGAACAATTTAAGATGGAAAATTTCAGAAGACATAAATACAGAGTTGTAATTATGAGTAGGCACAAAAGTCGTGGTAATAAATCAGCATCTTATATTCAGGAAAAATTAAAAGAACTTAATAATCAACATCATTAGCATTTCTCTGAACTCCATTTAATTTCAAAGCCATATCCATATCTATTTCAACATCAGCAGCATTTTCGCCTTTATATCCTAGCAATTCACTCGCATAAAAAAGTTGAGTAACCCCATTTTTTGTTAATATTTTACCGTCTCCATTTTCAAGAATATATTTTTTTCTTTCTAATAATTTATTTCTAGGTATGATTACCCTATTTACAACAAATAGTTCTGGTGTATATGTAACTACTATTTGTTTTGTTTTATTATCTTTTACTAATTTTCTTACATTCGTAAATATTGATGACATTTTTACTCTGACTATATTTCCCACTTGGTAATTATCTTCTTCTTTGAATTTATTTATTTTTTCAATTGCTTTTCTAACCAAGGATAGTTTGGCTTTTAGCTTTGGATTATTTCTAGTAAATACTTCAGGGAGCACTCTTGGGATTTCTTCTTTATCAGGAGTCCATATTTCTTCAGGAGCATTTTTGACTGTGCTATTATATGTATTATTTTTGTTGTCTTCAATTTTATCAAGAATATTATACCACTCTTTATTGTTGTTGCGAATAAAAAACGCCTTCATAATTTTTCTGACTTCTTTATTCATTCTCTCTACGACTCCATTTGCTTCAGGAGAATACGAACGAGTAAATATTTGTTTTATTTCTTTTTCTTTACAATATTCTTGAAACTCACCCAACCATTCATTTCCATTATCACTCAATAAGTATTTTGGCGATACATCTAATCTATTTATTATTTCATTAAATGTATCACGTGTCTTTTTTGCTTCTTTTATTTTCATTTTATTTAAAAATACTTTTCTACTGAAAATATCAACGACTGTCATAATGTATCTCCAATTCGCATTAACGTTTTTGTAATCATTTAAATCGATTAAATCTATTCCCCACATTTGGTTTGGATATTTTGAAATAATAGGTTTATTTATTCTTTTTGTTATTGACTGTGACATTTGATAAACTCCTTTAGTTGCTAAATATAGACTTACTTGCTGACGAGTAATATTAATATATTTACTGCTAACATATTTATAAAATCCAACAACGCCTTTGCCGAATGTATTTGTATCGTCATTAAATAACTTATCCAATACTTCTTGTTTTTGTTTTTCGCTTTCAATAACAATAAATTTATTTGGTTTGTAAATGATTTCGTCATTTAGTAATTCAAATTTATTAAATGGTTCGTTTTTAAATTTTGCGTAATATTTTTCATTTTGATATGTTCGCTTATTTGTTAAGTATTTGCGAAATTCTGATAAAATATTTTCATCATAAAAAATATTATTTAGTGTTTTCATAAGTTTAGACATTTATTATTTATTTAGAAAAGAATTTAAAAACTTATTCTTCCTATATATTGGAACAGAACATCGTTCCACATTAATCCACCAGTTCCCAATTTGTAGTTTCAATTTATGTCAAGTAATACAGACTTTACATAAATTAGATGACAACCCCTGCGACAACCCAAACCCCAATATAGATATCTATATTGGGGCTTGGGGGGTTATAATCCACCTTTGGGAAAGGTGGAGCCAAAGGTTGTAAATTAAATATCTCACTATATAATAAATGAAAATAATAAGTTATTATGTAGATAAGAATGGGGTATTATTTCAAGTCATTAGAACAGAGAAAAATGTTACGATAAACAAAGTTATTGAAGGAATAAAGCAGGAGATTAATGAAACTGAACTTATTATTGGTGAGTTAGTAGAGAAAAATATTTTAATGGATTTATTAGACTAATTTACACTACTTTCCAATTAATAGGTTGTATGGCTGGTGCTTGATAAACTGGTTGCTGTTGATAATGTTGTTGTCTTGGCTGTCTTGTTTGTTTCACAGGAGCAACAACTGGTTTTCTTTTAGGCTTTACGATAATTTCTTCTTCTTCCAATTCATCGTCATCATCACCCTCGCTGTCACTGACATATAATACAACCTTTTTTTTCTTTGGCTGTATTATTGGTTGCTTCACTTCAATTTGTTTTAATACTTTTTCTTCCTTGCGTTTCAACTTCTCAGCTTCTTGTAAAATTTTCTGTTGCTTCTTCAGCTCAAGTTGTGTCATCTGTGCTTCCTTTTCTTTGCGGCGTTGTTCGGCTAATTCCATTTTCTTTTGAGTAGCAACTTGTAAGCGTTGTCTTAAAACTTCCTTATGCTCTTCCGTCATAGTATATCCTCGTTTTTGTTTTACTGGTTTCTCTGGAACTTCAGGAATTGTTGGTAGTTCTTGTTTTAAGACCTGTTTAGGTGCGGAAGGAAGTTGTATCTCATCATCGCTGTTACCATTATCGTCATCTAATGGACTGGGAGTATTTTGGATAATTTGCGTTTTTCTCGGCATCTTATTTGCTAAATGTGGAGATTTTAATTTTTTGAAGCTTCTTTAAATTGTTTTAATATATATTATATTTCTTTAAGTAGTTTTCATATAATATATATATTTATACAACCACTGGCATTTGAGCTAGGGCATTATTGGCTTGTGACTTTAACTGGTTAGCCTGTGCTTGAACTTGAGTCTTAACTTGGCTTTGTAATTGCTGCCCTTTGTTTGACAAAGCATTACCCTGTGATTGAGTTAATTGTGCTAGATTATTTAACCCTTGTTGAGCTTGTTGTCCGCCTTGTTTTATTCTACTTCCTACTTGTTGTGCTGTGTTTCCAGCAGCTAGAACAGCTGTGGCTAATGGAGCACCGAAACCAGATGCGTATAATCCAGCTGCTGCGACATCACTAATTACACCAGCATTCTTTTCAAGGAAGTTACCGACTTTAGTAGCTCCACCTGCTATTTGACCACCAACATTTTGTAAGGCATTACTTGCTTTGTTAGCAGCATCTGGAATTGTTTTTTGAAAAAAGTTACTAGCACCACTATCAACTTTCTTAAAGAACTTATTTGCTCCTGACTGAATCTTTTTAAATGTCAAAACCATTTTATAAAATATGAAAAGAAAAAAATATTAATCTTCATCATCATTTATTTCAACTTCGTCCCACATTTTATAAATCTTTTTATTTCGTTGGTTTATGAGACACCAGTTATACGGAGCATCAAAAATAAAATCATTAAGTTCGTTAAATACTGTTTGGGGCATCTCGGCACACTCCTCAAATATTTTCTTGTTCTGTTTCTTATCCATCTTAAAGAAAATGACATTGTGTATCAACTCTCTAACTTTATTATCAAGAGCAAAATAGTTTTGTAATAAAATAATAAAGGATACATTTAAATGTCGCTGGTTTGCTATCATTTCCTTAAATACTTTAATAACATTGTTGTCCTTCAAAGCTCGTTGGACGTCATCCATTATAACAAGTGATTTTAAGCCATTCTCTCTGTTTTCTTTTATGGTTTCATTAAGTTCTGAAATATTGTCGTAATTCAACTCATCAAACACTTGTTCTTCAGGTAACACCTTAAAAATATTAGACTTTAAGGAAGCTATACTGGTTCTCGGCATAAATAAATAGATTTTATGAAATTTCTTTTTATACAACTTTTTGACTATATTAATTGTCAATGAAGTTTTACCTGACCCTTGCCTACCTAAAATTACAGAGGTTTTAAAAGTATTCAAGTTATCCCTTACCATAGGGAATTTATCTAATGTAGGGCAAATCTTCTCATCACAATTAAAAGATATTTTTTCTACATTGGGCTTCTCAAGTTCTATCAACTTTATTTTCATTTAATTTAAGTTTAGAAAAAAATAATCTTCATATATTTTATGAACTTGGAAAGTGCGACATTAGTCTTAAGAAGCATTAATGCGAATACAAATGTAGGCAACTATAATAACGATTTGACTTGGAATGATATTAACATAAAGGCATTGTTAGGACCAATGTGGTTGAAATATAAGAAATTCAAACTTATTATGACAGGCTTTGCCTCATCAGCTCAAACGGGCATTACCGATACGAATAGAATAGTAAATATTTACATGGAAGGTTTAAGATGGGTTCAGTCTTCTTTTGACACTTCGATTAGTGCTAATAGAAGCAGAGCATTAGTAGGAACAGCTGAATTTTCGACTACTGGAAGAACAATCAATTATGTAAATGAAAGTGGTTTTATTTTTGATACCCAGCAGACAACATCAAATATAAGACTATTTTTTACAAGAGTGACGGACGATACATTACAAGCTACGCAATATTCACCTTCTATAGCCATCTTTTCTATTTATGGAATAGACGAATAAAAATATTATTTTATTATTATATAATAACAATGGATAATAATAAATCATACTTTTTTCACACAGTTATGAACCGAGGAACACAAATAGCTGGTGTTGGTTATGTAAATACAAATTTTGATTTGAGACTTATTTTAGGAGCAAAATATGATAAATATGAAGCGTTTAATATTGCTTTGGAGGCGTTTTGTCCTGAAGGTGGTGGTTCAACTGGAAATGTTGCGAATATGTGTATTCACATTGACGGTTTCCCTTTCATGAATAATTATTATGATAGCATACAAAACTACTCATCGTCAAGAGTGATAGAATTGATTTCTCATAACTCTGCCGATTTACTGGATACAAATGTTTTTAATGCTTATTTTTTACAGAATATTCACAGAATTCCTTTTTATAGACCAGCAACTCCAATCATTCAAAGACTAAACCTGTTTCTTACTGCCCCAGACGGAACATTTCAAGAAAAATTAGGTTCTACAAATTCAGTAGGTTATATGTGTATTTTTTCTATAACTGGAATTGATGCTTACAGAGTGCGAAAAATACCGAGACCGATTGTATATAGAAGTTTTGACAAATATAATCCTCAACTTGTCTTAAACAGTGCTTACGCAACAAGTATTGACCCCATTGATACTACAGCTTTTAAAAAGCGAATATTTCGTTTTGATAATGTAAATTGGAGACAAATTATAGGCAGTGATTTATATGATAAGTATGATAAGTTTGCTTTAGTTACAAGGAGATTATCCACGATGTATACAAATGTAAATTATGGAAATGGAAATTTCATTTATCCACTGTATTTGAGTGGTTCTAATTTAGTATTTGAATATGGTGGAAATTTTCCAGTTCTTACAACAGACAGCACAACTATCAATTTACATAACGGCAGACCAGTAATCATAGGAATAGCAAGAACACCAGTAAATTTTTTACGCAATTTAAATGATGCTTACATTGAAAATGTCTTTTATAAGCCAACTCAAGATATAGGAACTATAACAATTCATTACTCCACAGTATCATCGGTCAGTCTAATCGCAGGGGCGTCGGGACCTAATACAGCCAACAGCAACCCATTTCCTACATTAGTAGCTCATTTTGAAATTATCCCTGTAGTTGATGTAAGATAATAAGTATTTTATTTCATTAATATTTAATAAAATAAAATTAAGACAAATAAGGCAGTGTTATTTCGTTGTCATAATAATATAATTTGACGCTTCCAACAGAATTTTCAAAGCCACAAACCTCAACCGATGTTTTCGTTAGCCAAGTTGTGCCGTTGGTATTATCAATGGTTCTCGTTTGTCTTTCTGTTTCATTAGAGCCAGACCAGACTTTATCACCCATCGCAATATAATAGTTGTAAGCACTACCAGTAAAAATAGCATAAGCTTCTTGACGATAAAGAACAAGTTTATATCCACCAGCTAAAACAAATAAATCATCAAAATATCCAGCCTTTCGTAAGCTACACAATATAGGGTATATATTATTTGGACGAACACCGCTTGAAATGACATCATTAATCATCCACGCACCACAATATGTATGTGAGCTTATTATTGATTTTCCATAGTCCGCAATTAAATGAGTTTTGACATCGGTTGATGCTGTGCCTACATACGACGTCATTTCTTTTATTTTACAATTAGACGTTGATACATAGCCATTATTCACTGATACATTATTATCAACAATCAAATCACCATTATCTATGTAAGTATTAGAATTGAACGAACCACTATTAATAAAAACATTTCCAGCGTTTGTTCCTTTATAAGCATTAATAAGCATATCATTTCCAGATGACGCAGTAATATTTATGTTACCTGTAGAAGGACTGGTTATTGTTGTTGCTGTTATATTAGTTGTTGTTAAATTAGTGGAAGTCGTATTGGTTGATGTAATATTATTTGTTGATGTGATGTTGGTTGCTGTGATAGTTGTTGCCGTAAGATTTGTTATTATCGCACTTGTTATTGTGGCTACTGTATTTACTACAATATTAGCACAAGTAATAGGAACATTAAAGACAGCACCTATATAATCCATTGTCAATGGAATAATTTGACCGCCTATATTATTCCAAACCGCAAATAGATAAGATGAGTTATTATTAGGATTTCCAAATATTAAAGATGTATTAGATTGATAAATAATAGAGTTTTTAGATGGCGAAATAGAACTATCTAAAGGAACAAAAAAACGTGAAACAACTTCGTTTGAGTTATTTATATTGGTTGTATTTAAATTTGTTATTGTAGCACTTGTAGAGTTTAATGTTCCAGTTGTAAAAGTTGTTTCCAAAGCATCTATTTCAGCCTTTATATCCATACCTTGAACCAACAGCGTTTTATTGATGGTTACATTATTATCAAACGTAGTTCTGTCGGTCGCTCCTCCTGTATAAGTCATTCCTGACGTGACATTATTAAAATTTGTCGTGAGAGTATTTACAGAAGTGTTTAAGTTGGTAACAGAGGTATTTAAGCTCCCAATATTTGTTCCTACGTCTGAAATTGAACCAACTGCTAACGTTTTACCCACTGGAATAGTAACATTATTGTCAATCAAAGTAGTATCTGTTCCAGCAGTATATGAAATTCCTGTTAGGGACGTAGAGTTACCAGATGTAGTAGCATTAATATTGTTAATTTGGTTTTGAATGGATGAAGTAACACCGTCTAAATATTGAATTTCTTGATTGGATACATTTCCAACCGATAATGTAGTTGCTGTAATGTCTGTTATGGTAGCTGTGGGACAAGTTAAGTTGCTGATTGTTGTTGCCTGAAATTGATTGTTAGTTGTTCCTGTAGGCTGTGTAATACTACGATTTGCTCCCATTGATAAAGAGCCATTACAAGTAACATTTCCTGTAAATGTGCTAGTAGATGAAACGGCTAATGTGCCTGTGATACTAGTATTTTTCAAGGCATTCGTTCCAGTTCCTGTTTGACTTACAATACCAGTTCCAGCAAGTGTTAAATTCGTATTCGCATTCATCGTTATAGCACTCATAGCATTTGTTCCTGTAGAAACGGATTGGTCTATTTTCCCTGTTCCATTAGAAAAAAACAAGTCTTTATTAGCATTTAAACTAAGTTGGTCGCAACCAATAGCTTTAAAAACTGATTGTCCTGATGTTTGAGTAATATTACCTTGAATTTCAGCCGTGCCTTGAATAGTTGTATTTAATAAAGTTGCCGTTCCTGATGTCTGTGTTATGTTACCAGTTACATCCAGCTTAGCGAGTTTTGAATACATAAGAGTATTAAAATTTGTTCCTGCTTCAGTTAAGTTTTGTATTATTCTTGCTCCACCTGTAAATGTAAGGTCTCCAGTTTGTTCGGCATCTGGTATAGTTACAGACGCTGGAAAGGTCATGCTTGTTGTGACAACCAAGTCACTCACTGTTGTTGAACCAAATGAATTACTAACACCTGAACCAGATTGAGTAATGGATTTATTTGAGTTCATTGTCAAATTGTCACAAGTAATATTTTTCAATACTGTGTTTCCGCCAGTTTGGACTAAATCGGACTGACACGTTAAAGTTCCATTAATGGATGTTGTTTTTAATGTGTTGCTTGAGGTTGTTCCAATTTGATTAATGTTACCATTTTCTAATGTAAATTCGTTTCCTACAATTTTAAGAGTATTATTCATTGTAGTCGGCAACGAACTGGAAATAGTATTAGCAAAGCCATTTACATAAAATCCGTAATTATCTACGTTTAGATTTGTGACAGTTAATGTTCCTAAAGTTTCGGCATTCGCTGTGATATTGGTCGCATTTATATTTGTAGCAGTAATATCAACAGTAGTTAATGTGTCATTAGTTAATATTGTTGCTTCATCTTCACTCTTTATGAAATTAGTGTAAATAATATTTTCGTGTTGTGCTTGACCGTCGCTAATAAAGCTTACACCATCGCTTAAAGTAATAACACCATTCATAGAATTATTAAAAATAGAATAATCACCATTCATTTATCTGTTATATAATATATAGATAAAAATGACAACATTAATAGCGGATAGCCACAAATATTTTTTATCCCCAAGTGGAGCAACTCAAAAGCTCAATGAAGAGTTCAATAGCCATTTAGTCTTTAGCCTTCCTAATGCTTATAAAACATCGCAAAGTATTATTTATGCTACGGCAAGAGTAGTCCATGCCGAAATACCCAACTCCTTTTACATTATAAATGAATACAACAATATACTACATACATCGTTTGGGACGTATAACATACCTTATGGAAACTACAACGCTAACACATTAATAACGTATTTGAAATCAGTATTTCCAGCAAACATAGCAATAACCTTTAGTAATTTAAATGGGAAAATAAAATTGACATCATCAAACACAACCTTCAGTATTTTAGGAAATTCTAATTGTGGGATACTTTTAGGATTTACAAGTGGAAAAACTTATGCCTCTGTTCTTGTAAGTGGTGTAAATACTTTAGAAATGCCCTATCCAGCCAATTTATATGGAACAAAAAATGTATATATTAGGCTGCCTCAATTAGTTTTAGACAATTTAAATACAGTAACGAAGGACAAATTTACAATCTGTAATATTCCAAAAAATGTAAGTCCTTATGGCGTAATTTTGTTTGAAAATGCTACTGGTTCATATTCAGTAATTAAGAACGATTTAAAAGGTTTAGACACAAATTTAATCGTGGAATTGATGGACGACCAAATGAACTATATTGATTTTAATAATATTGAGTGGAGTATAACTTTACAATTTGATTTTTATATTTCGTTGGCTTAAATTTTTTTCTGTTTATAAAATATAAATGTCCGCTGAAGCATTACCATCCGAAGTAGTCTTTGATTTACCCAGTTCTTTAGTTCCCCACAGAACTTATGAATATAGAGCAAATCCTTCTAATGCCAATAACTTTACCACAGAAGGTGCTACCATTCAATTTACTTTACCAAGATTAGACCGTTCTTTTTACCAAGCTAATACCATTTATGTTCGTGGTAGATTGGCTTTAACTCTTGCTGGTACAGCCTCTACAGATGTTAGTGACCCTAACTTGTCCTTTACATCTGCTGGTGCCTATGCCCTTTTTTCACGCCAAGTCGTCCGCACTGGCTCTGGTCAAGCTATTGAAACTATCCAAAACCCTGCTATTATCACAAATATTCAAATGGCATACGCATTAACTCCTGCTGAGCGTCAAGGTATGAATAATATGTTAAGAAATACACCTTTTTATTCCGTGTATGGCGCACAATGTTCTTCTGCTGGTTGGGCAATGGGAACATCATCTCAAGCAGGACATAATACTACTGTTGATTTTTGTATTCCTTTGAACTCAATTCTTACCAATTGTGAAAAGTTTTTACCAGCTTCTTATGATGAGTTCGTTATTGAACTTACTATTGCGAATATGATTTCTGCCGCAGGAGTTCAAAACCCTACCTTTATCATTCACAAGGACGTTGCTGGTATTACTGGTTTCACTTTGAGTGATTTGGAAATATGCGCTCAAGTTTTTGAACTCTCGCCTCAAACATATAATCAACTTATGGCTCAATATCCTCAAGGCATTTCGTTGAAGTCTCAATCCTATATGTATGGTTCTGGTTCTCTTGCTGCCTCATCTGGTGCTGGAACTTACGATATTGTTTATTCACACAAGCTTCAATCCATTAAACAGTTCATTATGTCTGTTGCTCCAACGAATGCTATTGAAGGACCTTTGTATGCTGGTGTCAATCCTAACTTGAATACTTATAACCTTAGCATAAATGGTGTAACTTACCCTCAACGTCCAATTCGTTGTGTCAATCCTGCCGAAACTTACGCACAAAATCAAAAATCGTGGGGTGCTTTGATGAGTGACTTAAAATGCGGTTCCGTTGTTCCAGAACATCACGCCGTAGCATCAACTGCTTACAATACATTATTTAGCGCTTATCTTACATACGGTGCGCTAGGTGCTCGTGATTTAGCTGATATGATACCTATAAGTAACCGTGCCTTTTTCTGTCTTGACTTAGAAAGCATTAATGGAAGTAAAAACCAAGTTTTTAATGGTGTATCCACATCTGGTTCTGGGACTTCCTCTGTTATTCGTCTAGAAGTTGGTGCTGCTCTTGCTGCTAATGTTCATAACGTCCATTACTTCTCTGTCTATGACTGCTTAATCAAGTTTGACCCTCAACTTGGTGTTTCTGTTGTAAATTAAAATAAAAATAAAAAATAAAATAAATTAATTTAGGAAAAATTATTATCTCAAGTTAATTTATATATAATGTCTGACTTTAGAGAAAATTTAGCTCAATCTCTTTGTAAAGAACGCAACCTTTCTGCCTCAACTTGTAAGACCTATACCTCATTATTAATTTCTCTCCAAAAGAAATTAAGCAATAATGAACCATCTGTTAATTTTTACAAAAGTAATAAAAAAGAAATTATGAAACATATAGATTCTTTAGAAAAAGCACAAACGAAGAAAACGTTATTATCTGCCTTATTTGTTTTAACTGATGATGATGAATACCGAGAAAAAATGCTGGAAAATGTCAAAGTTGTAAATGACCATTATAGACAACAAAAGACAGACCCTGAACGATTGAAAAATGCCAAGTCATTTGATGAAATTAAATTATTACATAATCAGTTCAAGAATGCTTACAAAAATAATCCCACCAATTCCAATTTGATTGATTTACTTATTTCTTCTGTCTGTAGTGGGGCACTAGACGGCTTACCTCCAAGAAGAGTTCTGGATTATGCTGTTATGAAAATCAAGAACTTTAATCGTGAAACCGACAATTATTATGAAAAGGGCAAGTTTTATTTCAATCAATATAAGACCAAAGCCAAAGGTAAGCAAGAATTAGAAGTTCCAAAAGAATTAGTAACCTTAATCAATAAGAGAAAGAAGCTATCAACAAATGATTATTTGCTAGAAAATGAAAGTGGCGAACCATATACACAATCTTCCCTGTCAAAAAAGATAAAGAAATTGTTTCAAGGCAACAGCCAAGATGTATTGCGTTCCATATTCCTGTCGAACTTGTACAAGGACTTGCCAGCCGTTTCATTCTTACAAGATACTGCCGACAAGATGGGTCACAGTATCTCAAGTGCGTTGGGTTATTATGTGAAGAAAGACAAGCCATAGAATGTATGATTAATTAAAAAGCAAATAATTAATCATAAAATATAAAAAATAATTAAAAACGAACTGAATTAATCAATAAATAAGCATTTAAATTAATTTAATGTCTTAAAATCAACTTAATTAACCTAATTTTTAGTTAATTCGTCTTCAATAAAGTTAATTAATATCATTTTTAATTAATTTCGTCGTTTTGTTTCTTATTTGAATGATATTGTCTAAAATAATCCTTATTATTTTCTTTCCATTTTTTCCAATTTTCTATTTGTCTACTGCTTTTCTCATCTGCTGTAACATAAGGTCGCCATTTATTTAATGAAGGTTGTAATATATCAAACCATTCTCGCTCGCGTTTACATGCTTCTAAATGAGTTTCACAATTACGAGTTTCAATCATTATCATATCCCAATTATTCCAGCCTCCATTTTCACGAATAAATTGATATACATAATAATGATGTCCAGCTAATTTGTCGTTAATACAATTTCTCTTATGAAAGTTTTTTCTTTTTACGAAATTTGTTGTGTGTCCTATATAGATATCCTTTATTTCAGGGTCTCTACAACCAATCGAATAGAAAATTGTGTTTGTATAGTCTTTCGCAATTCTTGGCATCTTATAGTATCTCATAAAATCTCTTTAAGTAGTTTTTTATTAATCAGTTAATTAAATCGCAATCAATATAATACTTAAGAGAACAATATTTACACCATACTGTGCTAACATAACTTGAAGTCCATACTCTATCAAGTTTTGTGCTACCATTCATAAGAATTTCTTTGACATCCAATTCACAAGACCTTTACCAGCCCATCTTAAAAATGGAACACCGTGTATCAACCCTTTCTCGTGTAAGTATTCAATACGTTTTGATAAAGATTCCTTTTCAGCCTCGGTTAATGGTTGCTTAGGGAACAACTCCCTATAAACTTCAAAAACAACTTCCTTCTTATTAATCTTATATTTCTTCGCCTTTTTCGCTAATAAGTTTTCCACAACGTTACACACAATTTCACAAAGTTCATCGCTTTCACGAAAACTAACTAAATCAGGAATTTCAGCAAGTTTATCCTTTAGTGCTTTCACACAATCAGCCACTTTTTGTTTTCTCTTTAGAGCAGAACTAAATTTTATCAAATCTAACAAACTTGACATTATACTATACAAAAAGAAAATTATTTTGTTGGAATATATTATAAATGAAAAAGAAGACCAAAATGAAAAACAAACAGAAACAGAAACAGAAACAAAAACAATCTGTTATTGTTAATATTGATAATAGCCGTAAAACATTATCTAAACCTCGTAAGCAGTCTGCTATGACTCAACAACCTTCCATAATTCCTCAACCAATATATGTTCCTCAATTTTCATATACACCACCTGAAAGACCACCATTTAGGGAAGAGCCTGTAAAGCCTCCTGTATTTAATCCAACACCTCCAGCATATAATCCTCCACCATTAGTGCCGCAACAAGTTCAGCCATCAACAGCATCTTCATCATCAATAGCCTCATCCTCCTCTATTCCTTCTCACATTACGGTTGCTAAGGTTGTAAATGATGACACTGATAGTAGTTCTATTACATCCATTCGTGCACCTGAGGATTCAAGAGGATTCACTATGACAAGTGGTATGATGACAAGAAGTAGATTTGCTCCTGAGCCAAGTAGTCTCCCACCTAATGGATTATTAACAGCAAAAAAAGCTATAGATGATAAATTAACAAATTCTAGAGAAATACAAAAAAATATTCATTTTCAACAACAAGAAGAGCAACAATTTCCATCAGCATTAGAAAGTGCCATCCAAGAAGCTAGTGACCAAAATGTTATTATAAATGAATATGGTGGTGTTTCAGCTCCTTTTTTTAATAATGATGATGTAGTAGAAAATGATGATATTGAAGAATATATTTTAACTCCAAAATCTAAACCAATATCTAGAGGAGGAAGAGGAAGACCTATAACTAGAGATAATACAAAAATTGTTCCACTACAATTATGCCAAGCTATTAAAAAGAATGGAGCTCAATGTGAAAATCAAGTTCGTGGATCATCAAAATACTGCGGAATTCATAAAAACTACGATGGAGTATAAATAAAATTTACAATAAAATATTGATTGTATTGTAAATTATTGCGTGTGTAAATTGTGTTTTTTCAGATTCTTTTTATGAATATAATAATTAACAAGATTTAAATATTTTTTCTTTTTTCCTTTTTCCATTAAAAATTCAATGTAACTGGGGTCATTTTCATAAATAAAACCGTATGTCTTACCGTCGTGTTTTTTACCTTTGTTGTTAAAAATTGTATTTTTATTACTAATTGTTTTCATTTGCTCTGATAAGTCATTTCGTTCAAATTTTTTGATACATTCGCTTCCTATTGGATTCATAATACTATTAGTTTTTGAATTGTAAATGGTATATAGATGTTTTATATGTTTTTTTCCACATACACATTGGTCTCCTTCTTCCTTCCAATCATAGTCATAAACACACCATTCAAATTTAGCGTCTTCAAATGTCTTGGATTCACTGTTTTCCAATATCTTCTCTATTAGCATATAAGTATTTGACATATATATATTAGTAATATTTTATTTTTAAGTTATTTTTTCCTAAATATATATTTTAAGAAAGTGAGGAGTGAGGAGTGAGGAGAGGGATTTGAGCCAGTATAGAAAAAGTGAAAATAAAATCAAAAAGTTCCAAAGTAGTTCCTTTTTTGTTTTAAACTTCCATTTATATAGCCGAACCCAATTCCTCTCCTCACTCCTCACTCCTCACTTTACTAAACTATAATAATAAAATAATATTTTGCGTCTATTTTATTATTTAATAATCAATTTCTTCAACCTCATCATCGTCGTTATCTGAATTATCCAACTTAATAATACAATCTAACTTAAAATGCTTCTTCAATTCTGAAATAGAATATATTTTTGTTTCACCTTTATTGGTATGTCTTCCTTTTTTAATCGCATTTATTTTTAATAATGAAAGTCGGACTCCTAATTTCTTTGAATCAATATCATATTTCATTTCATTTTCACTACACCACTCCTTGAATAATTTACAAGCCTCCGAACCAAGTAGCTCTACCTCTTCCTTGTCAAAATTCTTCAAGGTAAATGCCTCCAACCACATTTCCACAGGATTTTCAGACAATTTCTTCAAATTGTTATGATAGTCCGTCTTTGGTAATGGAAGTAAATTAAATTTATCCATATCAGGAATGGATTTGAAATATTCATAGCAAGTTTTGATGACATTAATATCTTCCAAAATGGAATGTAAATAATTGAAATACTCTTTGTCACCGCACTTTTCATCACTACTTCTGACAATCCAATTTCTTCTGTCGTCTTGAGTAGTTTTGATAGGCTCTTGATTATTCGTTGTAGAAATAAAACGATGGAAAGAATCAATTTCATATTGATTTACACCTTTATTATTAATAGTGAGTTTAGGGTCCGTAATTAAGCCTTTAATTCTACCTTCACACTCCATCGTTTCCTTTCTTGATAGCTCATTCAAATTGATTAAAAATGTGTTACACATTCTTCCATTAAAATCTCCCCACACATCTCTACTTGGTGTAGTTGTTTCAAATACTTTTGATGAACCCAACATTCCACAAAATAATTTCATCAACGTTCCCTTACCTGCTCCTTCAGAAGAAATCAAAGTAGGGCAGTTTGATTTAATCTCAGGATACTGAATCATTTGAGCTATCCATTTAATGAAATACTCAAATACTTCTTCATTATTACCTGACAAAATCTTGATGTGATTAAGAATTGCTTGAAGTTCTACTTCTTTATGTTCGTAATCAGAAACATACTCCATAGGAAACTTACGCCACATATTGAAAACGTTTGAAGGACACTTTGATTCGTTAGGATACACACCAATATCATCATAGCATCTCTGATTTGGATTATTAGTGAGCCAAGAATTAATGAAATTGTCTTGTATAACATCACCATCCTTATTTAATTTTTCATAAATCAGATGCTCGTAAGAAGACTTGATAGCCTGTTTTGACATAACAATGGTATCATTTTCAAATTCTTTGATAAATATGGCTTTATTAATAATTTTACAATGGTGTTTTTCAAATTCTTCAGATACTTTTTGGAAGGAGTTTATGTCTTCCTCACTTGGCTTGTTTGTTGGAATCTGGAAATCGTCAGGCATAAGAATGTCTTTTGAATGTTGCTTGAACGATAATTTCATATTCAATGAAGGAAATGTAGTATTAATGGCTGTTTCCAAGTCATTTAATAATTCTTCATTGGAATAATAGTCGCCATATACCATACAACCATCAAACATTGGTGCTACAACTTCAATACGCTTTTTGTTAAGTTCAGCCATAATGACTTGAAGAATTTTGTTTTCGTAATAACACATAATTCTATTCATAGCAGAACCATACCAGTTGTATAATCTATTTGCTGGAACATCAGCTACAATGTTTTCATAGCAAGTTAGTTTGGTTACCATTTTCTGAATTTCTTTCATTTCCTTATCATATTTCTTAAAATTTTCATTTTTTTCTTTCTTATTTAACTTGTCGTCGTTGGTAGCCTTGAGAAATAAAGTCTTACCTGTTTCCCTATCAGAAAATTCAGATAAAATTTCATCTCTATTTTCAATATAAAACTCCAATTCCTTATGAGGGATATTATGAATACGACATAAATATCGTAAAATAACAGGATGAGCATTTACCATATCAATATCAGTAGTAAAACCATCTAATAAAAACCCTCTAATTTTCTTTGGTAGTCCTTGAACACCGTTGCCGTGTGAAAATAACCTTCCTGAACCGTCACCATTTTCACTCCATTTATGGTCACCTGTAAATTTGTATAATCTCTTTATTTCTCCATTTGCTTTAATAAAATTTTCGCAGAAGCTACGCATTTTATCATAGTTCTTTTTGCGTTCATCATCATTCTTGGAAGACGATTTGTCGTGTTGTTTATATTCTTTAAAACTTAAAGTAAGTAAGTAGTGAAGGCGGATAGTTGGGATTCTTTCAATAAATTCCATTTTATATATATTAGTAAGAAAATATCTTTAAGTAGTTTTTCCTAAAATATATATTTTAATAAAAATAGTAATTAATTTTTTTTATTAAAATATATTCCTAAATATTTTGGGTATTCTGGGCTTCTTCTTGTTCTTTCTTTTTGTAGTAATACTTGAGGGCTTTTTGGCGTTGTTTCTTCATATATTCTTCGTCAGATTTATGGCTATGATAATATTGCTTCTGATATTCATTAAATTTGGCTTTATTATTCTCACGATATTTCCTGTTAGCTTTTCGCATACTTTCCAAATACTTATCTGAAGTGGTAGATTCCTTAATATTCTCCATTTCTAATATATATATCTTAATAAAATATTTTTAAATCATTTTTATTATAATATATATTTAGAAAAGTGAGGAGTGAGGAGTGAGGAGAGGATTTGGACTTGGCTATAGAATTGGTAGTTGAAAACAAAAAAGGAACAACTTTGGAACTTTTTAATCTTTTTTTCATTTTTTCTATACTGGCTCAAATACCACTCCTCACTCCTCACTCCTCACTTTCTTAAAATATATATTTAGGAAAGTATATTC